GGGCAGAAATGCCCCTTTTCTTTTGATATTAAAGCAAGAGTTAATGATTTTGAAAAGAATATGATAAATATTTGCATATAAACAGTTCGTAGGAGAACAAGATGGCAAATATTAATACAACAGAAACCAAGTCAAAGTTTGGTGTTCCTGTTACTGGTGCCACAGGCTCTGGTATCTTGATGCCAAAGCTAAAGTACCGTTTCCGTGTTAGTTTCTTGGGAGGCTTCGGTGGCGAAGTTGAAACAAGAACACTTACACAAAATATTCAGAACGTAACTCGTCCAAAGATTACTTACGAAGAAGTAACAGTTGACAGCTACAACTCAAAAGTTTATCTACAAGGTAAGCACAGTTGGGAGCAGATCTCTGTTGTTATTCGTGACGACATTACAAACAGCGTAGCTAAACTAGTTGGCGCACAGATTCAGAAGCAGTTGAACCACTTCCAACAGACAACTGCCGCTGCTGGTAACGACTATAAGTTTGATATGCAGATTGAAGTTCTTGACGGTGTTAACGCTGGCGCAAGTGAAGTTTGGTTCCTAGAAGGTTGCTTCTTAACCAACGTTGACTACAGTGACAGTGACTACAGCGCAAATGACCCTGTAACAATTACACTACAGGTTCGTTATGACAACGCTACACACTATCAGGGTGATAATGACGTTAACGGTAGAACAACATCGGGTAACCCATTCCCAGATTCAGTAGCATTCAATACACTAGGCGTTCAAGGCTAATTTAGCATAGCAGCGAAGGTCTCGACACGATGGGGAAATTATTTGATATTCTGGGTTTAGGATCCGGCAAAAAGAATTTCTACGTTCGAGACTTTCGCAACGCTTATCACCTTCGACCAGACGCATCGCCACCGCGTCAAAAGTTTGAAGGTTATGTTAATTTCATTATTAACAGATCTCTTTTTCCCGCAGACCAAACTACTCAATTTAGAAATCAGATTAGTAGTTTAGTTAGAACAGCATCGTTGCCGGGCGTTGACTTTAAAACAGAAGTCAAGAACAGGTACAATAGTAAAAAAATAATTCAAACAGGTGTAGAATACAAACCTGTTAGCATTACTGTGCTTGACACAGTGGGCAATGAATGGCTGACTTTGTTTATGAAATACTATTCATATAACTATATGAATGCTAGAAATAAACAAACTACTGGCGGCGGTAGAGATATCACTGATCCGCAGTCACTGAACTCTACAATTAACATATCTAGTAAATTTGGTAGCAGTGACTTTGACAGTAATGCAGCCGGCTTTGCTATTAACCAATTGAAGTACTTCTTTGAGCGCATTGACTATGTAATGTATCACGGAGAGCGTGCTGTACAGTATAGTTTGATTAATCCTGTATTAAAAAGTTTTGATCCTGGTGACTTGGATTATTCTAGTAGCGAATTGTTAGAATTCAAACTTGAATTTGAATACGAAAGTTTTACATTGTATAACCAAACTAACTTTGTTATGTCAGAGAATGATTTGTCAAGGTTTGAAAACGCATCTGAGTTAACAGGCCCAGCGTTCCAGTCAAACAGAGTTCCGCCTTCGTTAACAAAACCAACAACTTTACAAATACTAGGCTCTAGTGAAACACCATTTACTCGAGCAGCGCAACCAATAGTAGCAACATTACCTAGTTCTAAAGTTCCAGCTGTGGGTGTAATAGCAACCTATAACAAAACCATTGACGTACAAAAAACTGCAAACAAAGGTGGCAGCAACGGAGGCTGGTTCAGTAACCTTCTCAAAGGCGCAGCCACAAACGCACTTACCGCAGCTATCAACGGACAGAATGTTAAAAATGCTGTACTTGGTACTGTGGTTGGTGCAGCCGCTAATGCTATTCGTCCAGGTGTTGCAGCAACTAGAGGAACAAGAACCACACAAACTAGTACCAGTACTGGCGAAAACCCTCAGCAGACTCCGGGACCTTAAGCAATGAACTCTACAAGTTTATATGATACCTTTGGTAATGAGATTAAGTATCAGCTAATTGAAGATACTATTGTTGCTTATTTAGAAAAGGCAACAATCAAATTTCCTGTACCCGAAGCAAGCGTTGAAATTCTTGAAAAGCTAACCACAGCAGATACACAACACTTAGATCCTCAGCAACTTGAGCAAGTTGAACTAAGACTAGTGTCGCTGGGGTTCAAACAAGCTAAAGCAAAAACACTAGCTATAGTGCTGTGTTCTGTTGCAAAAACTCAGGGCGTTAATCCTCAAACATATTTTAGTGTAAACGAAAGCAGTTTAAAATTAACAATAGACACGTATAACACTATCAACGCAATGCGCCCACCAGGCAATAGAATTAATGTAGCATTGCCATTATCTAATCAAAGAAGTAGATATAAATCGTTGATTAAACCATAAAGGGCTAACATGAAGCAGTTTGCCCAAGGAACTTACCAACCACAGAATCCTCAGAAATATGTTGGCGATAAGCCGCCGTATTTCCGTAGCAGTTGGGAATTAGCATTTATGCGTATGTGCGATCAGCATCCCAACGTATTAAAGTGGGCCAACGAGAGTGTAAAGATTCCATATAGAAATCCACTCACTGGCCGCTATGCAAATTACATACCCGACTTTATGATTCAGTATGTTGATAAGGATGGCGGCCAGCATGTTGAACTAATTGAAATCAAGCCCAGCGGTCAAACCACACTAGAGAATGCTCGTGGTAAAGTTAATCAACTTGCTACTCATGTTAATGCTGCTAAATGGGCCGCTGCACAAGAATGGTGTAAGCGCAAAGGAATTCGTTTTAAAGTTATCAACGAAGATCAAATTTTTCATACAAACAAAAAAAGAAATCCTAGAAGCAGAATACCTAAAAAGCGATAGAAATAAATATTCGCATGCGGTTACTAGTAGGCGGGGATAGCTTTGCTCAGCGTCCAACAAACATTTCTGATAACAATATACACTGGTGCGACTTATTAGCATCAAAAAGTTCTGCAACCGCTGACTTTGTTGGTTTAGGTGGCGGCGACATATCTACTACGACACTACGTACAATAACGAGTTTATTGTCAGGGCAATATACACACTGTATATTTTTTATCACAGATTGGTTTAGAGATGTAGTTCATTTAAATCCTAGCGATCCATATAAAAAAGTTATTCAGCACAATCCTAATAAATTTTATAATGACATTGATCTGCCACAATCACTGTTTGGTAGAAAAGTATTTACAGCAGATAGCAAGTATAGGTTCACAGGCTATTTTAATCTAATGGAACCAGATCTAGAACCTCATGCCGACAAGTTAAAGCATTATCTATATTTAAAGGCTGACTACACTTATATGCACGACAGGCTATCTAACTTATCAATGTTAAGTACTGTAGCAAAAAAATGCAATGTAAAGTTGATGTATGTTGAGGTGTTCAACACTTTGTTAAGCAATACTGACATTGATATGTTTGTGCAAGACTTTGTTTGCTTTAATTATTTAAAACAATGGAGTACCAACTACTACAAATTTTTTGATCACAAAGATAACATTGAATATAGATCCGCACCCTCACATCATTCACCGCAGCAACACAAAGATATTTTACAGCTCTTTCTTGGTGAACAACCTAACTGGCTTACATAAATACTAGTATGACTAAAAGATTAGAAGAAGAATTTAATTTACCTCCACTAGATGAAGCTCTAGCTAGTGCAAGTTCTCCTGCTGAAGAACCCAGCACAGAAATTCAGACCTTGGAGGATGCTATCAGCATCAGCGAAAAGATTAATAGTGCGTTATCCGAAGTCCGCGGAATGGACGGACATGATAAAGAGATGGATGATATTGCACAGCAAGCCATTGACAGTTATCAACAGCTTATGAGCTTGGGTATGAATATGAGCGATATGGCAGCAGGCTCTGTGTTTAATAATGCGGCACAAATGCTTAAAATTGCACTAGAAGCCAAAGACAGCAAAGTAAGTCGTAAGCTAAAGCAAGTAGACTTAATGCTTAAAAAAGCTAGGTTGGATCAACAAACAGCCAAAGAAGATCCGCACGAAGAAGTACAAGCACAAGTACTTGACCGCAATGAATTGCTAAAAATTATTAATCAGAAAGATAAATAAGTGCATAGCCCATAACGGCTTAAAAACATTCAGGAGAACTTAAAATGCCACAGACAAAAGGTAATGGTAAAGGCGTTGCAGAATTTGCAACAGGTGCATTAATTGCTAAAAACAATCTAAAACTAATCATGGTTGACACAGGTGCTAGCTTAACATCAGAAGATGATGCTCCTAGCGAAGCTGTAGAGCGTGCTCTACAACTCATTCAGCCACTAGTATATTGGATGCCATCAAACACTAGCGGTCAAATCCACTGTGTTGTTGACGGTTCGCAATTTGATGCAACATCACTACAAACTCAGCTACAGGCTGTAGGTACAGATAACGTAAACGGTTACAGCTTTGCTTCAGCAACTGTAACACTTGGTACAAGTTTCGTAGTATCCTAATACTAATGTAGGGTGTGATTTAGCCACCCGACGAGTAGAAAATGGAAAAGGGCCTTCGGGCCCTTTTCTTATATAAGATGATAAATAGTTATAACAGGAGTTCATAACTATGCAACTAAAAGATTTCATTGCTGAAAGCTTCAAAAAAGAATATGCTTATCGCGTCAAATTTGCATGTGACTGCGGACCAGAGCATATGACCAAATTAGAAAACTGCTTACAAAAATATAACCTAGTAAGCGCCGCACCATGGAAGCGCACACCTATTCAGGAAAACCCAATGGAATTTGTTCGTGCTAAAGGTGTTAAATTTGTATCAGAAGTATGCAGTACAGATGTGGTACTTAAGTATCCAACTAACCCACGCATTTTAGAAGTATGGTTAGCAGTTAATATGGGCATTGATCACGAGCGTGTTCTTGTCTATGATGTAAAAGAACCACGCAAGCTAGAAGCTGACAATGCAGCAGAGCGCACAGAATATAATAAAGATCGTCAAGTAACCGAAGACGACAGCGTACTAGGCAAGGACGATCAAACACATTACGAAATGCAAAACGAAGGTCTAGAAGACGTCGTTTATTTTGGTGAAGAATATAACAAAAAATTCCTAGACACACTGGCTAAGATCAAAGCAGAAAAAGGCGCAGACTATTTCCGCAGTTATCCTAGCAAAGATGAAATTATGGGCGACAACCTAAAACCAATGTGGGATACACTACATGGTGTTGCTAACATGGGTCAAGGCGCTGAGTCAACTAAAGAAGTTGACGTCATTAGTCAAAGTTCTAGAAGGAATTAATAAACATGAGACTGTCAAGTATTTTTGAGCAAGATCCAGCTACAGCTTCCGGTGCTGCTTCAGTAAGCCGTACAATGGGCAGCGGTGCTAGCGGAGTATCGGTAGCAAGAGCATTAGGTAAAGCTGAGCGTGGAGAAGCACTAAATCCTACACTGCTCAAAGCACTTGCACCTTATGCAGATACACTAGATAAAATTTTAAGCACACCTGCGTTTAGAAATAAGTTTACACAATTGATAAAGCAAGTTCAAATGGTAGATAAAAAGAATCAAGAACTTGCTGCACAACAGGGTGCAGTTACAGAAGACCAAGATTCAGTTGATGCAGTAGCAGGCGCGATTACTCGCCGTATTATGATGCAGCACACTGATCTATTAAGCAAGTACGGTCCAGTAAAAGTTATGGCAGCTATCGATGATGTTGCTGATTTTGCAGGCAGCGATGGCTTAGATGAAATTGGCTCAAGTGATGTTAGTATCTGGACCAAGCAAGTAATTCAAGATTTAGAAGCTGGTCATTATGATCGTTTAGAAAGCGTACAAGAAGCTGAAGACGAAGATGTTGTTGACACTGTAACATTAGATGTACCATTAATGATTCGTATGATGGAGTATGCTCGCGAAGATGCACGCGATGATATGGATTTGCATGACGTAGCAGAGCGTATGATTGCAATGTCAAAAGACGGTCCATTAAGCATGGATGACTATGAAAGCATCATCAGCAATGCTGATGTACCTGCTGAAGTAGATGAAGTATCAAATAAGACACTATCATCATACACAGACAAGGCAGCAAAAGAGCGCGATGCTTATCACGCAGATCGCAACAAAGATGCTGAGTCAGCAAGAAAATATCACAATCGTAAAGCTGGTGTTCGCAAAGCATTATCAATCACCAAAGAAGATGAGCAGTTAGACGAACTATCACCACAAACACTTGGTAGCTATGTATCCAAGTCTGTTAAAGATGAAAAAGAACGTCGCGAACATGGTATTAGAGTTCGCGACGAATTAAGAAAAGCCACAGGTAAAAACTTTGGTACACCAATTGATCGCAAACTATACAGCCCAACAGCTAGTCGTGCAGCAGGACAAAGACGTGCAATTGATAAGCTAACTGGCAAGTCAAAAGTTCCAGCCACAGAAGGTTATTATACTCCAGGCCCAGAAACAATGCCAGGTGCAGTAGGTCCGCAAGAAGATACTAATGTTAGCTTTAACCAAACTAAGCGCATGGGCGATGCTAGTGTAACAGTTAGTGCCAACGCTAAAGACATGGACGAACTACATCGTGTTCTAAAACTTGCAGGTATTGAAGTTAAAGGCGCACCCGATGCAGAACCATCAGTTGCAGATGCCGCAGTAGCACTTGCACCACATATGCCAGCAGAAGAACCTGCTGAAGAGCCATGCGGTTGCAGTGATGAAGCACCAGAAACTGAAGTAAAACCATTAGACTTCAAATACAGCACTGACAAAACTGCATTGGTCAATGTACTTAGAGATAAGTTAAAGCGACTATAATTCAAAACTGCTGACCTTTATACTATATAAAGGTTAAATAATTTTATGGCTAAAGGCACAGCAGATACCAGTCTAGTTAAAGCAGCTCATAGTAAGGTTGAGTATAATTCAACCACGCTGAAAGAATTCAGCGAATGCTGCAATAAAAAAACTGGTCCCTTATATTTCATGCAAAACTATATGCGAATACAGCACCCTACTAAGGGTGCGATCGCATTTGATCCTTTTGAGTATCAGCTGGATCTAATTGAAAACTACAACAACCATAGATTAAGTATTAACATGTTAGGCCGACAGATGGGTAAAACCACTGTTGCTGCTGGATATCTATTATGGTATGCAATGTTCATTCCGGATAGCACCGTACTAGTTGCTAGTAACAAAGGTAAAGGTGCCGGCGAAATTATGCAACGTGTTCGTTACGCATACGAAAACACACCCGATCATATACGTGCCGGTGTTACCAGTTATAACAAGAACAGTATAGAATTTGATAACGGCAGTCGTATTATTGCTGAAACTACAACCGAAACAACCGGACGTGGTATGTCTATTTCACTGGTATACCTAGACGAGTTCGCATTCGTTCGTCCTGGTATTGCTAAAGAATTTTGGACTTCGCTGTCACCAACACTAGCAACAGGTGGTAAGTGTATTATTACAAGTACACCAAACAGCGACGACGATACGTTTGCTATGATTTGGAATCAAGCAAATAACTTATATGACGAGTTTGGTAATGAGCGCGAAGTTGGAACTAACGGCTTTAAAGCATACATGGCAAAATGGGACCAACATCCAGATCGCGATGAAGCATGGGCTAATCAAGAACGTAACAGTATTGGCGAAGAACGTTTCCGTCGTGAACACGAATGCGAGTTCGTTATCTACGACGAAACACTAATTGACTCGCTTAAGCTAATTGACATGGCTGGTGTTGATCCGCTGTTTAGAATGGGGCAGGTACGCTGGTACAAAAAGCCTAGCCCTGCATACATGTATGCAGTTACGCTAGATCCTAGTGCAGGCACCGGAGGCGACGCAGCCGCTATCCAAGTAGTTGAATTGCCAACTATGATTCAAGTTGCAGAGTGGCAACATAATAAAACACCGGTTGAAGGGCAAATGAAAACCATGATGGACATTATGCAGTACATCAAGGATCAGGGTGCCTATCAAATTTACTGGACTGTGGAAAACAATACTATCGGTGAAGCAGCACTAGTTGTTATTCGTGATACAGGTGAAGAAAACTTTCCCGGTGAATTTATTCACGAGCCACAAAAAGTAGCTGGTAAACGAGCTCGCAAAGGTTTCCATACTAGTCACAAAACCAAAGTTGAAGCATGTGTTAATTTAAAGCGTTTCATTGAATCCGGTAAGCTCAAAGTAAACAGCAAGCCCCTAGTTTCAGAACTTAAGAACTTTGTGGCTAGAGGTAACAGCTACAGTGCTAAACCAGGTGAGCACGACGATTTGGTTATGAGTATGATTATTGCTATCCGTATGATTGCACATATTAGCACATTTGAAGATGATGTGTATAATGTTGTTAATAACAGCCTAGGATTTGATGTAGACATGTCCGGCGACGATTACGATGAGCCTATGCCAATTGGTTTACTCTAATACTGATTTGATAAATAGTATTAGGAGATAAACTATGGCAATTGATACAGCAAGCGTAGCAGAAAAGGTTTTTAACATTCTTAAAGGCCACGGCTACAGTGTGCAGAGCTACGACAAAGACGGGAAACTAGCAATAGATCCCCGCGAAGCCACACGTTTTGCAGTTGACAAACCAAACATCTTAGTTAGAATAGATCTAAATACAGAAACCGTTAGTTTATCCACCAGTGAGGACCTGAGCAATCATCCTGTAAGAAAAATGCTTAAAAATTTAGCTAATGATTATTTGATGAGTTTTGATTATAGAGTGTTTGGTAAAAAGCTCAAGCCCAAAGGTGAAACAATGAATATTGCACAAAATTCGGAGAAAGACATGGCGGACGTTATGGAAGGCTTTGGCTCAATGACTGGCAGCACTAAGACCAGTTACCAACCACTTGATAGTGTTAAGATTGTCGTTAGACATAAAAAACCAGTTAATGAAGAAATTAGAGGCTCACGTAGCAGAAACATTCACAGTATTCTAATACAAAAGGGCGAAGAACGTTTTAAGATGCAGGAAAATAACTTAAAGGCAGCTCGTGCAATGGCACGCCATATTAATAATGGTGGTGAGATGTTTGACAGTATTGGTCAAACAATTACCGAGATGGCCGCTGAGTATAGAAAGTTACAAGAGTTTGTACGTTATGTTCGTTCAGCTAAACTAATTAACGAAGACAACGAGCAATATGTTACACTGGCACTAGAAAATATTGATAACATTAGAAACAACTTTGATAGAATCGCAGGCACAAAAACTTATGCTTCGGCAGTTGAAAGTCTACAGGACAGATACAGTGTAGAAATCAACGAGCAATCATTTGAAGACATTGAATCAAAATTTGTAGAAACTCACTTTGACAATAAAGTTTCTGATGCTATGTCTAGCATTAAGCGAGCACTAGCAAGACAGCAAGCATTTGAATCAGCTATCCAAGAAGCAATCGCTGAAGAAGATTTTTCTACTTTACGCGATATGCTTGAAGAAAATGACATGGTTGATTTTGCAACACCACATGCACGACTTGGCTATCAAGTAGCGCAAATGGGGTATGCAGCTCAAAACGAAACACTAAGAAATCATTTGACTAACATCAGTAAGAAATTAGAAGCTGGTAACAACCTAAACCAATTTGAATATACAACAGTTAAGAGTTGCCTATTGAGCGCACACGAAGCAAAAATCAAAGCACCAAGTGGTGTCGATGAATCAAAAAAATACGAAGACTTCTTAGACTCATTCATAATTCAATAATCCAATAAAACTTTGAAATCAGAATGCCTTGCATAAGTAACATTGTGCAAGGCATTTTTTATGTCTTGTCATAAATAAAACTGTAAGAAAGTCATTGACAATCTTGCAACATGGCATTATACTAAACTACAGTAGTACATCTATTTGTATTACAAACATGGCACATATGGCAAAGGAGAAATATTATGGCCTCATTAGCAGACATCCGCGCAAAGCTCGCGGCAATGGAATCAAAACCAGGTTCCTCAACTCAACCCGCTACCAGCGATAACGCAATTTACCCCTTCTGGAATATTGAAGAAGGTCAAACTGCAACATTCCGATTCCTACCAGACTCAGATCCAAATAACACATTCTTTTGGGTTGAACGTCAGATGATTCGTTTGTCGTTCCCTGGTGTTGTTGGTGGTGAAAACAAGCCTGTAACTGTACAGGTACCATGCGGTGAAATGTATGGCGACAATTGTCCAATTCTAACAGAGGTTCGCCCCTGGTTCAAGGATCCAAGTCTAGAAGAAATGGGTCGTAAGTATTGGAAGAAGCGTTCGTACATCTTCCAGGGATTTGTTGTTAACAATCCTCTACAGGAAGAAAGCCCAGAGAACTCAATCCGTCGCTTTGTAATTGGTCCTCAGATTTTCAATATCATCAAGGGTGCGCTAATGGATCCTGATATGGAAAATATCCCAACTGATTACGTTAACGGTACTGACTTCCGTCTTACAAAGACTACTAAGGGTCAGTATGCAGACTACAGCACAAGTTCGTGGGCTCGTAAGGAACGTAGCTTAGATGAAACTGAACTTGCCGCAATTGACAAGTTTGGTCTATATGATCTAAAGGACTTCCTCCCAGCTCGTCCAACTGCTGAACATTACACTGCTATTGCAGAAATGTTTGAAGCAAGTGTAAATGGTGATCTATATGATCCAGCACGTTGGGGTAACTACTACAAGCCATATGGCGTAGAAGTCCCAGCTGGCGCTCCTAGCGCAACACTACAGAAGGCAAGTGCTCCTGCCGCAAAGCCTGCGCCAGTAGCAAAGCCAGTAGTTGACGAAGATGATGCACCATTTGATACAACTCCAGCACCAAAGGTAGAAGCAACACCCTCTCCTGCTCCAGCAGCCGGCGACGGCGCAAAGAAGTCAGCAGATGACATCCTTGCAATGATTCGTAACCGCAAGCAAGCCTAAGGAGAGTATATGCAGAAACCATTTGACTTGACCAAGTTTCGTACTGGTCTGACTAAAAGTATCAGCGGCATCAGTGCTGGCTTTCACGATCCACGTGATTGGATCAGCACTGGTAACTACACACTAAACTATCTAATCAGCGGAGACTTTAACAAAGGTATTCCACTGGGCAAGGTAAGTGTGTTCGCCGGTGAATCAGGATCAGGTAAATCATTTATTTGTTCCGGCAATATTGTGCGACATGCACAGCAATCTGGATGTCAAGTTGTTCTCTTTGACTCAGAGAACGCACTTGACGAAGAATGGTTGAAGGCTCTAGAGGTCGACACTAGCCCAGAAAAATTACTTCGTATTAGCGTTAGCATGATTGACGACGTGGCCAAAGCCATCTCTGACTTCATGAAGGACTACAAGTCTAATTATGGTGACCTACCTTACGAAGACCAACCCAAGCTAATTTTCGTAATTGATAGTTTGGGCATGTTGCTTACTCCAACTGACGTGGATCAGTTCCAGAAAGGTGACATGAAGGGTGACATGGGCCGTAAGCCCAAGGCACTAACTGCATTGGTAAGAAACACTGTTAACCAGATTGCTCCTTATCCAATTGCACTAATTGCAACCAACCATACATATGCAAGTCAGGATATGTTTGACCCAGACGATAAGATTTCCGGTGGTCAAGGCTTTATCTATGCTTCAAGTATTGTTGTTGCAATGCGTAAGCTCAAACTCAAGGAAGATGAGGACGGCAATAAGATCAGCGAAGTCCGAGGCATTCGTAGTGCTTGTAAGGTAATGAAAACTCGTTACAGCAAGCCCTTTGAAAGCGTACAGATTAAGATTCCGTATGAGTCAGGCATGGATCCGTATAGCGGACTATTAGACATGTTTGAAGCAAAGGGCATCTTATCTAAAGAAGGTAACAAGCTATCTTACACTTCTCCTGTTACTGGTGAAGTCATCAAGGAGTTCAGAAAAGGCTGGACAGGCGCCAAGCTACAGATAATTATCGACGAGTGGAAGCAAAACCCCCTCGCCAGTAAGGATACTGTAGAGGACGCTTCTGCTGATGATTTTAATCCAGAACCGGAGGAGTACGCGGATGAGTCCTGAACTAGCACTCTTAAGCGAAACGTGGGATATTGTTAAAACCTATATTCCACGTAAAGAACGTTTAGAAGTTGCCGAATCACTATTAAAGAGTTTTGATGAACACTCAGACCTTGATGGTATTGAAATTCATAAGAACGAATTTGATAGCACAATGAAGGCAGCTATTTTAAGTCATTTTGACTATCTTTTTGATGGTGATGATGACGACGAAGATGATAACTGGGAATAATGAGCAATGAGTACTTGGTATAATAAGGTAGTTGACGATTTAAGCAATATCATTGACTGTATCGCTTATTTTGAAAACGAGCTTGAAGATGCTAAGTACGAATGTGGCATTAAGGGCAGTCTGGAGAAATCCAGTGCTGCCTTACCCGGCATCACAGAGCATCGCTTTAATCAACTACAAGAGATTGAAGCGATTCTCGAACACTTGAATATTGAGTTACGCAAAGAGCGTAGCAAGGTGTTTAGAAAGTATTTGGAAGCATACAACAGACAGCTCAGTAGCAGAGATGCAGAAAAGTTTGTTGACGGTGAGGAGAGTGTTATTACACTCACTCACCTATGCAACCAATTTAGTCTATTGCGCAATAAGTTTTTAGGTATCATGAAAGGGCTCGATACTAAACAATGGCAAATTGGTCATATTACGAGACTGCGCACAGCAGGTATGGAAGATATCGTAATTAACTAAATAATAGTAAAGGAGCCAAGTATGAAACAGTTACTCGCAGTAATTTTAGCTTTAGCAGTAGCTACACCAGCTGTAGCAGACGGTAGAGATTATAATAGACACGGTGGTTATAATCATCGTGTACAACATCATCATGGACACGGTCATGGCGGCAAATGGGTCGCACCACTTATTGGTGGTGTTATTTTAGGTGCTGTAATCAGTGAAGCAAATAAGCCCAAAGAAAAAGAAGTAATTGTAATTAAACAGAAGTGCGAACCAATTACAATTATTATTCAAGATCAATGGGGACAAGTCATTGAACGCAGAATTGAAGAGCGTTGCATTAAAGTATATTGATTTCTGACCGTGGTATGGAATCCGTTAGAAAAGGCTAAGTCAAGTTCTAGCTTTTGTATATTACCGTGGGTACATCAGTATATTGGGCCAAGAGGCGATGTAAAACCTTGCTGTATATACAATCCTATGGACGAATTAGGTAGTTTAAAAGAGACGACCTTAGAAACAATATTCAACAGCGATAAATCTAAACAACTTCGTCTAGACATGCTTAACGATGTTGAAATACCAAATTGCAAAGAATGCAACCTGAGGGAAGGTATCGTACGAGGTACATACCGACAGCAAAGTAACAAAATATATCTATCCAACACTCATCCTTCTTATCAAAGCATTATTGATCAACTTAACTCTACAACAGTTGATGGTGCTGTACCTAAGCATCAGCTGCATTACTTAGATTGTCGATGGAATAATCTTTGTAATTTTAAATGCATGACATGCAATCCTACATTTAGTTCTTCCTTTATATCTGAATACGAAGATATCTATAATGTAAAGCATGCATATACTTTTTCTGGTAAAACAGAAGAAGATGCGTTCGAACAAATTGTATCACACGTTCCTACTTTAGATTCTATCTATTTTGCTGGTGGCGAACCCATGATGCAAAAACAACATTATATGTTATTAGAAGAATGCATCAAAGCTAATAGATTTCCTAACTTAATGTATAATACTAACTTAAGTAGATTATCCTTGGGAAACTACGATGTAATAGAGCTTTGGAAAAACTTTGACGAAGTTTCAGTAATGGCTAGTCTTGATGCTAGTTACGAAAGAGCCGAGTATTGGCGCAAAGGAACAATATGGGCTGATATAGTTGCTAATAGAAAACGAATCAAAGATCAAGCACCTAATGTAAATTTTGTTGTTAGTTGCACAGTAACTTGGCCAAACATTTATAATATCCTAGAGTTTCACAAAGAATGGTATAATTTAGGATTAGTGAGTCTGGTAAATTTTACAACTAATCCAATTTTTAGTCCAACAATATATTCATTAAACAATTTACCAGGATGGAAAAAAGAACATATTATATCTGCAATAGAAGAGCATATTGAATGGATCAAAACTAGAAATGATATACCAATAGCTATAGAAACATCCGTTAAGTCATTTACCGGATTAATCAAATTTATTAATCGTCCTGGAACAGAGTTTGAATGTGAACGTTTTCATCAAACTGTAACAGCTATTGATGCTTATAGAAAAACAAACTTTTTTGATGTTTTTACAGAACATCGCGATATAGAAAAATGGCTTAATACAAAGGGTTACATATTTGAGAAAAATACCCCTTTGTAAATCAATGACTTACAACAGCTTTTTGTAGCAAAAAACCCACACTTTTTTGGTTGACAAAGCCCTGCAATATGTTATTATATACATATGACGCTGCTTTTTGCCCTGCTTGTTTTAGTCCTGTTTGTAATGATACTAGTACCTGTTTTTAAGGTATTTTGTGGATTTTACGGCTTAGATCAAGCAATTGGTGCCTGGGCATTACTGTTTATTGTAGCCTGGGTGCTGTAAAAAGGTTGACAGCATAGCAAAATCTGCTATACTTATATTGTTGTTTAATTTTGTGGGAGACTTTAGATGACTGCTTGTGTTCGTATTAAGTCGGGTTCGTATCGTAACTCGCCCATTGTTGATACTGTGTTTCCTATTGTGAAGCCGTTGAACTTTGGTAAGAAGGGCAAGTTTATTACAGTGAATGCTAGTAATATGCTTGGTGCCGATAAGTCAGCAATTCGTGTTCTTGTTGAAAGTGAGAATGATTTGGAATACCTAACCCTTGACGGTGAGGCAATGCCCGCGCCGGCGTTTGTTGCAGGTGCTACTGCTCCTGTTGTTAAGGTTACTAAGCCAGCTGAAACACCAGAAGAAGCAATGGATCGTATCCGTAAGCGTTTCGCAATTCTTGACCAAATGACTGACGCTGTTGCTAACGGTGTTGTGCGTGGTCTTATTGTTTCGGGTCCTCCGGGTGTCGGTAAGAGCTTTGGTGTTGAGCGTATTCTTGAAGAGTACGATGCTATGCATAAGCTCAGCGGTAACAAGAACCCTCGCACCGAAGTTGTTAAGGGTGCAATGACTCCAATTGGTTTGTACCAGACGCTGTACAATAACAGCCAGGATGGTAACATTCTTGTGTTTGACGACTGTGACAGCATCTTGTTTGACGAGATTTGCTTGAACATGCTTAAGGCTGTACTGGACTCGGGTAAGAAGCGTACCATTAGCTGGAAGAGCGAGAGTAACGCTCTGCGCCGCGAAGGCATTCCGGATCGATTTGAGTTTAAGGGTGGCTGTATCTTTATTACCAACGTTAACTTTGAGAACGTGCGTAGCAAGAAGATTCAAGACCACTTGGAAGCGTTGATGTCACGTTGTCACTACATTGACCTCGAGATGGATAGTGTGGAAGACCGCTTCTTGCGCATTAACCAGATTGTTAACGACGGCATGCTCGCTGAGTACGACTTTGGGCCCGAAGGTGAGCAGGAAGTTGTTAACTTCATGATTGAGAAGAGTGCGCGACTCCGCGAGATTAGTTTGCGTATGGTGCTTAAGGTTGCGGACCTTAAGAAGATGAGCCCCATGACTTGGCGCGATCTTGCTGAAAGCACTTGTATGAAGCGTTTTGCTTAAATTTGACTCCCACCAAATTTAGGCAATACCCCCGGGCAGTAAAATGCTCGGGGGACTTTCTATATTTAGGGTCTTGACAAATCATGAAAAGTGTTATAAATTAATAGTATGCAAAAGGTTACTCTAGAAATCCGTGACGAAGTGAACATCAAGTTTGTGGGACTTGATGTTAAGACACGACGTAAGATTTCTGACGCTGTTAAATACTTTCTTCCATACGCCTTTCACATGCCTGCTTACAAGCTAGGTCGTTGGGATGGGTGCATCCGTTATTGTGACATCGGAGGTCGCACATACTTTAACTTGCTAGATAAACTGCTACCGCTGGTAGTCGAAGAAGGTTATCAAGTAGAAGTTGATGACCAAAGACAGTCTTGGAACTTTTCTTTTGATCCTGTAACACAAACTGACTATGATCATATTGCATGGCCCGCCAAGCATCCACGTGCCGGTGAGCCTATTATTTTACGTGATTATCAAGTTGAGGTTATCAACCGCTTTTTAGATAACCCACAATGCTTACAGCAAATTGCTACAGGTGCAGGTAAGACTATCATTACCGCAGTACTTAGCCACAAGTGCGAGCC